GAAACGTGGTTCAGGAACCGGGGTCTAGCGCAGCTTATACAGCACAGGCAAACACTCTTACATTCTCCGCAGCCCCTGCAAACGGTGACATCATTACTGTGCGCTATTTTGGTCGCGCCGTAGATCAGCCAACCAGCTACGCCATGCAGCTATTCAAGTATGTGGCTACAGCAAGTCAGACTGCGTTTACTGGTGCAGATGCCAACGGTGCTATACTGGTGATTAGCGGCAATGACGTAGATGTTTACTTAAACGGTGTGCATCTGGATAGCTCAGATTTCACAGCTAGTGGTGGGGACACAATAACATTAGGCACAGGCGCAGCTTTAAACGATGAGCTAGTCATTAGAGCCTATCGCGCATTCAGCGTAACTGATACAGTGAGTAAGGCTTCTGGGGGTACGTTTGCTGGGGAGATAACAGCGCCGCAGTTCCAGACAACAAACACAACAGTCGATACGGCTGTGTTCCGCACAAACGGTCAGAGCGTAACAGAGAACACAACAATAGGGTCAACCAAGAACGCCTTGGCGATTGGCCCTCTAACGATAGGTTCGTCAACCACGATTACGGTTAACGGCAACCTAACAATACTGTGAGGCATAGATGGCTTCGACAATAAATGTAGACAAGATTGCTGAAGCTACCAGTGGTAGCGGTGTGCATATCCCGGGTCATGTGATTCAAGCACAAACTTTTCAAGGCTATAACGGAGATGGTACTCATACTACTCTTGCAGTATCCTCAACAACTTTTGGTGCAACTGCGGCTGCGGTAACAATAACACCAAAATATTCTTCCAGTAAAATACTTGTTACCTTTCATGGTCAAGGATTTTATCAAGATGGGGTTGTTGCTAACGCAGTTAAAATGGCACTATATAAAAATGTATCTGGCGGTTCTTTCGCGGCTGTCTCTGGACTCCCATCTGGTCAAGTTAGTAGACACATTGCATATTTCAATGCTTCTACTGCTTCATCATTGTTTCAGTGTTCTTTTCAGCATTTAGATTCGCCTGCAACCACAAATGCACTAATTTATAAAATATATGTTGCAAGATTAGGTGGTAGCGGGGCTGCGACAATACTTGCAAACCCAGATGATAGTTTTAGTATTACTGCGATGGAGATTGCACAATGAGTAAGCTATTTGTGGATGACATTGTTGAGAAGACCAGCGGTCATGGTGTGAGCATTCCGGGTCATGTGATTCAGGTTGTGCGTAAGGACCCAACTGCTGATTGGTCGGCCACCCGTTGGTCTGGCACGGGTACATCCTACTCCAAGGGATTTATGGAGTTAACCATCACGCCAAAAGAAACAAGCAGCCTAATAATCATTCGGGCTGATTTCATGGGATACATGGGTTCCGGTGCTTCTTATTTTTATCACACTTTGAAAAGAAACGTGTCGGGTGGTTCGTCAACGGATTTGGGATTGACAACAAATACAGCAGGATTGGTTTGTAATCAGCTAAATAGCTGGAACACACAACACATGAATTATGTAGATGCTCCGAACACAACAAGCGCAATTACTTATGAACTTTGGCACAGAAATCACGCCTCTAGTGGGACAAGCTATGTCGGTTGGGTGGCTACATCTGGCAATACGCACGACATGTGTTTCATGGAACTTATGGAGATTGCACAATGACAAGCATCTTGAAAGTCTCCGAAATCCAAGACCCGACTAACGGGAATACTGCGCTGACTGTTGATAGCAATGGTCGTATTCTTACACCAGCTAGACCTAACTTTAGAGCAATAGGCAATACTAATAGTTTTGCGACTACATCTCCGATTCCTTTTCCTAGTGTACAGCATAATATTGGTTCGCATTTTTCAACAAGTTCAAATTCGTTTACTGTTCCGATAGCGGGGGTTTATTCGTTTCACGCTCATATTGGTTATGTTGCTGTTACCAGTAACGCTGGTAATGGACAAGTAGACATTAGAGTTAATAACACTGCTAAAGCGTATTCTTATACCAATCTACCTGCTGCATCAGGTTACATCCCCTGTTCAGTGAGTCTGTTAATTGAATTAGCTGTAAATGATGTTGTAAAGGTACAATTTAACGCAACTAACGCTTCTTACTATGGTGGCGGTGTAGAGTGCCAGTTTTCTGGCTATTTAGTAGGATAGGAGAATAAAATGAGCATATCACAAGCACTTACAGAACTAGGCATCACCGAATGGGTGCTTAGAGGTGAGCCAACAACAGAGGCTGAATTTGGCGAGATGTTCCGTAAAGTCACGGGCGCTGACTCTAATGGCTCGGCTATCGAAAGCAGCAAGCCATCTGACTGGGGTACAACTTGGTCAGCGGTCAAGGCAAAGGCTGATGAGCTAAAGGCAGCAGAGCCTATGAAGCTGCTACGGGCAGAGCGCGACAGTCGCCTTGCAGTCACAGATTGGTGGGCATCCAACGATCTTACAATGAGCGACAAGCGCAAAGAGTATCGTCAGGCACTGCGTGACATTACCAAGAGCGCCACAAGCCTTGACGATGTAACTTGGCCTACTAAGCCGGAGTAAGATATGAGCCGTGCAAGAGAAATAGCTGATTTAGGTTCCCCGGCAGCAAGCGGCTTGTCGGACAGGAATCTCCTAATAAATTCAGATATGCAGGTGGCGCAGCATGGAGCCTCAAAGGCAATGGCGCACGATGGCAATACTTCAGTTTATGTAGTAGATAGATTTACTATGGCGTTTGGTGGAACTCACGAACAGCTTGATGGAACTTACGCACAGGTTGCTGACCACCCTTTAAGTGCAAATGGAAAGTCATTGAAGTGGACAACTGGCACAGCAGAAAGTTCATATGATGCAGATGAATATCTTTATTTGGCACAAATAATTGAAGCGCAGAACTTACAGCGTATCAATAATGGAAACTCTAATGCTGTTCCAATTACGTTATCTTTTTATGTCAAGTCATCCATAACAGGAACTTTTGCTGTTGGTATCTACAAAGAAGATAGCACTGCCAGAATATTCAACAAAACATACGCTATCAGTTCGGCTAATACTTGGGAAAAAAAGACCATAACATTTGCGGGTGACGCTTCTGGTGGGGGAATCGTCAATGACAACGGCAGGGGCTTTTATATAAATTGGCACTTAGCAGCGGGTTCTAATGCCGTGGGTGGTGGCTCTAACGGTGCTTGGAAAAATTATGGCGGGTTATCTGATTGGGCAGATGGGCAAGCAACAAATGCTATTGCTACAACTGCGAGTGCAACATGGCAATTAGCGCAATGTCAGCTTGAAATCGGAGAAGTAGCCACGCCGCTTGAGCATGAGGACATTGGGACTACGTTAGAAAAATGCAGAAGGTACTTTCAGTCCGATTCTTGTCATCTAGGTTACAATCTTGGTTCTGGAAATTACGCTGTTGCAAGTTCTGGTACAGTGCAGTTTACACCTAAAATGAGAGCCACGCCAACAGTATCAGGAACTCTTAGCGCGCAATCTGGGAATGGCGGTACACTTGCTTTAGCCTCTACAACTTCAAGCAACGTACACATTTATAATAGTGCTAATAACTGGTCTGCTAGTCAGGGAATTTTTGTAAATGATTTTATAGCAGATGCGGAGTTATAAAATGGTTATTAGTAACGCAAAATATTTTCAAGGAATAATCATTGATAAGGATGATGGTTCTGTATCTGCTGACGGAATTAATGAAGGAGTTGTAGCCACCATTGATGGCACTGAAATGATTGTACCACTTGACCCCGCCAACCGCCACTACACTGAAATCATGCGTCAAGTAGCTGCTGGCGACTTAACTATAGCAGATGCTGACTGATGTTTGGTGAATTGGCATTATCTGAAAGGGCTATTGCGGATCAAGGTATTCTATCCTTTGGTTCTGCAACTGCTAATGCCAACTTCACTGTAGACGGCGCACCTATGTTTATAGCAAGCGCCTCCGAAGAAATGTCTGCAATTGGTGTTAAGGTTTCAATTGGCGTAGGTGTTCTTGCAGGTATCTTTGAGGCTTCTGCTCAGTTCTTACAAAGCACAGAGCTTACCCGCTTTGGAACAGTTATTGCGGAGATGGATTTTAGCACTGTACAAACTGCGAATGGTACGTTTGTAGCTTCAGCTATATCTGATCAAGACGCTGCCTTTATACAAAGCACAAACTCGGTTATGACCCTAAGTGGAGTCTCTGAGCAGATTGCTAACTTTACACAGACTTCCGGGGCAAATCTGTTATACTCCGCCTCGCAAGAAATGACGGCTGAGTTCATACAGTCCGTCGCGCCTACATTTATAACAAACTCTCCGTTGACCATTGAGTCTGTCTTCATACAGTCTTCTCTTGGCACCAAAGTCATACTCATGGATGAACTGCAAATTGATGCAGTGTTTGTTGTGTCCGCTGAAGGTAGGTTCTATTGGGAGCGAATAGATGCTGACACCCCATCAGAAAACTGGGTGCAGGTTGTCCCAAGTGGTGGAACATGGACAGAAATCAATGCGGGTGCTACAATAGCAACGTGGACAAATAAGGTGGTATAAATGGCAAGTACATATACTTCAAATGTTGGAATTGAAAAACCCGGCTCCGGCGAACAGGCAGGCACTTGGGGAACAACAACTAATTCCAACTTCGACATAATTGATCAGGCTCTTCATGGTCAAGCTCAGATAACTATTACTGGTAGCCAAGACCTGACCACCAACGATGGCTCTACCAGTGACGGTGCGAACACCGTTCTTGTCCTAACTGGAACCCCGGGTTCTACTTTTGAGCTAAGAGTCACTCCAACGGATCAGGAAAAGTTTTATACTATCAAAAATGAAACCAACGGTGCTTGTCGCATCATATATAAAGGTGTTACATACTCCACATCTAACGGTGTAGAGATCTTAGCTGGCGCATCAGCCGCTGTGACAGGAGATGGCGGTGGTGGTTCCGGCAAATTTAAAAGTCTAACACCAACCACTGATCTGGTTAATGACACTAGCCCTTCTCTTGGGGGCAACCTTGACGTTGAAACGCACAGTATTGTAACCACAGCAAGCAATAGGGATATTGCAATTACTCCGCATGGCACAGGTTCTGTTATACTTGACGGATTGTCCTACCCGCAAGCGGACGGCTCCGCAGGCCAGCTATTAAAGACAGACGGCTCTGGGCAGCTTGCGTTTGTAAGCGCAGGCTCTAGCTTTGGAAACACATTAAGCCTTACGGGCGGCAGTGGCTGGACAATTTCTGTTGATGGCAGTAACAACCTAGTGTTTTCTTATGGTGGTTCTGCGGTAGCTAAAGTAGCTACTACCGGAGCGATAACTTCTATTAACGATGTAACCGCATATGGATCTATCTAATGACGTTACCATCTTCTGGAACAATTAGCATAAACAGCTTGGTTGGTGAATTTGGGGGATCAACTCCTCATGCTCTTAGTGAGTATTATAGAAATGGCGGTCTGGTAACTTCTGGCAACACAGATGTTCCCACATCTGGAGCGTTGTCGCTGTCTGATTTTTATGGAGCAACAGCAACAACAACAAGAGATGTTAGAATTCAGATGAGTCATACTGGGTCATCTTACTCCGCCTTTGGTGTAACAAGCATTTCAGATAGAACGCCTCAGTCATATAGCGGCACTGGCTCTTTCACAGTGTACAGCCCAGTATGGAGAGCAGGAACAGGCTATTTAGGAACAAGTGTGTCATTTACCCTTCAGCAGAATGAAGACACCACTACAACCACCATAAAGCTGTTAGGCGGCACTGACGAAACCAATGCGACTACCATTGTTTACCAGTGGAATTTAGGTTATAGCGGCAGTCAAGGTGGAAATAAATCCTATTCGCTTGCATTTAATTCAAACGGTTCCATCGCATCTCTCACTCAAACTGGTTCAGCCTACAACTCTGGAATTGTCGCTCTTGGTACGCAAAACGTGAACTCCAACCACAGGTGGTATCGTTGGGAAGTCACGAGTCCATCATCATCTGCAAAAGCTAGCACGATGATTTTAGGACAACCAACGACCTTTAGTTCTGTGACTCAGCCAGCATAAGAGAAAAACATAATGCCGCTAACAAAATTACAATTCAGACCCGGTATTGTTCAGGATCTTACATCTTATTCTAACGAAGGCGGCTGGCGTGATGGTGATAAGGTGCGCTTTCGTTTGGGCTACCCCGAAAAAATAGGCGGGTGGGCTAAGTATACCAGTTCAACTTTCTTAGGGACTTGCCGTGCTCTACACAACTGGATTGCTTTGGATGGCTCCAACTATCTAGGATTGGGAACAAACTTAAAATACTATCTCGAAGAGGGTGGCACATACAATGACATCACCCCTATCCGCGCTGGCTCTCCCACCAGCGCAGGGGTTATTACGTTTAGTGCTGTAACGTCAGCCCCATTCTCTAGTACAATCACCGTAACACATACTAACCACGGTGCGGTAGCTGGAGATTTTGTCACCTTTTCTAGCGTGGCTAGTCTCGGCGGCAACATGAACGCCAATGTTTTAAATCAAGAATACAGCATCAATCAGGTGCTAAGTGCTAGTTCCTACGAGATTACAGCTAAAGATCTTCTTGGCGTTACGGTAACATCCAATGGTTCTGATACAGGTAATGGAGGCAGCAATACGGTAGGTAACTACCAGATTAACGTAGGTCTAAACTCTACTGTTGGCGGCACAGGATGGGGAGCAGGTTTGTTCGGAGGCAGGACTTCAGCACCGTTGCAAACAACTCTAAACGAAGGCGGCACTCTTTCAGCCAGTGACACCACAATTACTGTAACCAGCACCACAGGAATCGTGGCTAGTGACGTTATACTGATTGACAACGAGCTAATACTCGTTGGTGGTATCTCCAGTAACGATTTAACGGGTTGCACTAGAGGATACGCAGGGTCAGGCGCAAGTTCAAACGTAAATACTTTGGGACCGGGTATCGCTGCCACTCACACTGACGGTAGCTTGGTTATCTTAGCCAAAGGCAACGCTGATGCGGCTGATGATTTTTCTGGGTGGGGCGTTGCAGCTTCTGGCGGCTTAACAACCACAACTCAAATACGTCTGTGGTCGCACGATAACTTTGGAGAAGATCTCCTTATAAATCCTCGTGACTCCGGTGTGTTTTACTGGGACAAATCTACTGGTACAGGAGGCAGAGCGGTAGAACTGTCTACCCGATCAGGCACAAAGAGAAGTGTACCCACTATTTGTAAGCAGATCATGGTGTCGGACAGAGACCGTCACGTTCTTGCTTTTGGCTCTGACGGTCTTGGTGGTGCGTCCGACGCACAAGGGGACGGGGTTCAAGATCCATTGTTGATACGTTTCTCCAGTCAGGAAAACCCAATCGACTGGTATCCTGTAACGACCAACACAGCGGGAGACTTGCGCCTTGGTTCGGGTTCCACCTTTGTAAAAGCCATTGAGACCAAACGTGAGATCCTAATATGGACTGACACTGCACTAACATCCATGCGGTTTATCGGGCCTCCCTTTACCTTTGGTTTACAGCAGCTTGCCTCTAACATAACTATCGCCGGACCAAACGCCGCTGTTGCTACAGAGGACTTTGTGTTCTGGATGGGCGCAGATAACTTCTATGTCTACGCTGGTCAGACAGCGCAGTTACCTTGCACTGTCAAGGACAAGGTGTTTAACGACATTAATCTGGACCAGAACGATAAGATTTTTGGTGGTGTTAACTCTGAGTTTAGTGAGGTGTTTTGGTTTTACGCATCAGCCGCGTCGCAAGTCAACGACAGATATGTAGTGTATAACTATCTGGATAAAATATGGTACTATGGCACACTTAGTAGAACAGCATGGTTGGACCGTGGAACTAGGCCGTTTCCTTTAGCCACAGAGGGCGGGTATGTCTACAACCAAGAGTTTGGACATGATGACGACGGCAGCGCAATGACATCGTACATAGAGTCAGCGGTGATGGACATAGGTGATGGAGATCACTTCACTTGTGTTAGAAGGGTTATACCGGATCTAAGCTTCTCTGGGTCCACTGCGATATCTACCCCTCAAGCTACCTTTACTATAAAGGCTAGGGACTTTCCGGGCGAGGATTTTGCCAACACTGGTGCAGGCACAACAACAAGGACACAGGTTAGCCCGGTGGAAGAGTATACGAAACAATTATATGTCCGCGCCCGGGGACGGTCTTTCGCGTTGAGAGTTGAGTCAACTGCACTTGGTGCTAAGTGGAGACTTGGTAGCCCGAGGGTTGATATTCGACAGGATGGGAGGCGCTAGTGTCTAGTAATCAAGTCCCACCACCAAGACTGCCGGAAGCCCCGCCCGAGTATAGCGTTGGCTACATGTCTGACCTTATTAGGGCATTGGAAATATTTATTGAGCAAGAGCGTAACCCCGGAGGTATCCGTGCCTCCACTGCAACATTAACAGGTTTACCGACAAGCGCCACTGGACTTGAGGTGGGCGCACTGTATAATGATTCAGGCACTGTAAAGATTGTGACATAGTATGGCGTTATTTGGTGATCTTGGAAAAGCATTAGGTTTAGGTAGCGGTGAAGATCTTCTGCCGATTATTGGTACGGCTGCTGGGTTTTACTTTGGCGGTCCTATGGGTGCGTCCATTGGTTCTGGGATTGGTAGCCTAGCTGGCGGCAAGTCAGTTAACGACGCACTTACTAATGCTGCACTGGCTTACGGTGTAACCTCTTTTGTTCCATCAAGTATGATGAGCTCTAGCGCACAGGCCAGCACAGGTATGTTTGGTCCTAATGCTTTGCAGAATAGCTTGTATTCTGGTGCCGCCAAAGTTCCTACTACGATGACTGGCTCTGAGAATTTTCTGTCAGAAGGAATGACTACTGGAAGTACTTCGGGTGGCTCAGACGGTATGTTCGGTGGAGTAATGGACTTTGTTAAAGAAAACCCGATGACCTCTCTCGGTCTTGGGTCCTTGGCCCTCGGAGCTTTGTCAAGTCCAGAAGAAGAAGAGACATCAAACCCTGACTATGGTAGACCCGGTGAGGCTTGGGACGTAGAGTATCGCGGCACTAGATATGATCTCGACGATCCAGAAGAGCGTGATGCGTATAATACCAGAAAGGCCGCAGATCGAAGAGAGTACAGCGAAAGAGAGCCTGTTCGAGCAGCGCATGGCGGGGCTATGTACGGACACGACAAAATGAGTTATGATACTCCAATAACGGGTGAGGTCAGCGGACCGGGTACAGGAACATCTGATTCCGTACCGGCTAGGTTGTCTGATGGGGAGTTTGTCTTAACAGCAAAGTCTGTTCGTGGTGCAGGGGCTGGAGATAGAGATGTCGGTGCCGCACGGTTATATGATATGATGGCGGAATTGGAGGCCACAGCGTAATGGCAACACAAGAACAAACGGTTACCCAACGGTTAGCTCCTTTTCAGGAAGACTTTCTAAAAGATATCTTTGCTCAAGCCACTGCCCTAAAAGGTGGCATGGGGTACACAGATCAGCAGATGGCTGGTCTATCCCCGCAGCAGCAGCAAGCTATCAGACTGGCACAGCAGGGTGTAGGTGCCTATAAGCCGTTTATGCAGGGTGCACAGAATGCGATGACGCAAGCTGGAGCCTTTGCACAACCCGGTGCAGCCCAACAGTTTATGAATCCTTATGAAGATCAGGTTGTTCAACAGACAATGTCTGACATTCAAAAGGCTGGGCAGCAGCAACAGAACCAGCTTAGTGCCCAAGCAGCAAATGCAGGAGCTTTTGGTGGCTCACGTTTTGCGGTTGGTCAAGCGGCGCTCGGCGAAGCTAATATACAAGAGCAGTCTCGAGCAGCAGGCAATCTCAGACAGCAGGGTTATGCACAAGCGCAGCAGGCAGCACAAAATGCAGCACAATTACAGGCACAACAAGCCGGGATGTACGGAACTCTTGGTGGTCAATCTCAGGCAATGGGTGTGCAGGATGTGAACAGCTTGCTTGGTATTGGTGGACTTACACAGCAGTTCGGAGATGGTGCTGGTTTCCAAGGTCAGGCGGCGTTGGACCTAGAACGTGCTAACATAATGGGTCAACAGAATGCTCCTTATCAGGAGATAGGTTTCCTATCTGACCTGTTCCGTGGTGTTCCTTCGTTACAACAGACAACAAGTCAGACAAGCACTCCTAATCCTAGCCTATTCTCACAGGTTGCGGGTCTCGGAATTGCGGGTCTCGGTGCAGCAGGGGCAGCAGGCGGCTTTGGTAACTTGTTTAATACGGGGGTAAGGGCAACAGGATGAACCCATTAAATCGTAGAATGTTTCGCCAGCCCGGTATGTCACGACAGCCTGCCGGGATCCTCGCATCTTCGCCGCAGCTTGCTAACACCGTAGCCAACCGTCAGCCTGTGCGTATGGCTAATGGTGGCACTAATACTTACACCGCCGCAGTGCAAAGAGCAGTGCAAGCTGGAGACAAAAGAGCACTTCAGGAACTTGCTAAACCTATTAACTATGGTGCCGCAGCTAGGACCCCGGATGGTCAGAACGCTCTTCGTTTGGCGAGGCAAGCTATTGCACAATCAACACAGATATCTACAGATGCTGCTGTTGACGCTCCTGTTTCTGACGCAGAAAGAATGGCGGCTAATAGAAGTAATTTAGGTGCGCTTCGGGGGGCACAAGGTTTAGATCAAGGGGCTGACCTTTCTATGTCTGGAGGTATTACCAACACTGCCCCTGCGATTGATGCGCGGAGTAACTTAGCTGCGTTTCGTGCGTCACAAGGCTTAGACCAAGGCGCTAGCACGGACTTTCAAGGTTCAGGTTCTTCCTCGAGTTCTACAATTGAGGCACCTCTTTCTGACGCAGAAAGAATGGCAGGGAATAGAAGCAATTTAGCTGCGCTTCGTGCAAGCACTCCTGCGGGTCTAAAAAGGCGTAGTGATGTAGCTATGGGTCTGAACGATGATCCTTATTTAAACGAGGACGGGTCAGAGAGATTAGTTCGTGACCCAAGTACTGGAAACCTTACATCGGCGACTGCTAGAAACATAGACGCTAGTTTAAACGCCAGACTTTCTGATGAAGTGGTCCCACAAACAGAAGCAGAAATACTTGCTCAAGGATCTAGCACTTTCGGCACAGCAAGACCAGTATCTACACAAGATCCGGGGCTAGCAGCAGAGGCTGCTGCTGCTCTTCCAACAACAACCATTGATCCAGCTACACAGGATCCCGGAGTAAGGGCTGGTGTTATAGGCACTGAGCCTCCTAAAAAAGTTAAAAAGAAAAAGACTGCTGTTGAGATAGCAATTGATCTAGCAGACGAAAATGAAAGCACTGTCGATTCAGCAGAGAAGACAGTTATTGGGGCGACAAGTAATGAAAATATTAATGCTGCCATAGCTTCCGCTTTAGAGACCCAACAATCTAATGCCAGTGATAAAGAAAAAGCAGATGCAACTGACTCAATTCTGGGTATTACAGCCAAGGCTAGGAAAGAAAGAGTTAAGGCTCGTCAGGCTTTGATAAAAGAACTGGTTGGTGAAGATGAAGCAAAAGACATGCGTACTGATGCTAACTATAACTTAATTATGCTTGGATTATTGATGGCTAGTGGGCAAAGTGAAAATGCTATTACTAATTTTGCTGAAGCTGCAAAAACAACTCTTGGTAGTTTTGCAAAAGTTAAAGGCGAAAGAAGTCAGGCCAAGCGCAAAGAAGATAGAGCCATAGCATTGAAAGCACT